CATTCCAAGGTGGTAAAGGGCCAGAAGTAAGTGGAACTGCAATCCAATCAAGAGTTCATCAAGCAGCAGTCCAATTAGCTGCCCCTATAGATAATCTATTTAGAACTCGTAATATGATTGCTGAAAGGGTTCTTAAACTAATACAAGCTTTTTACACTCAAGAACGTACTTTCATTATAGTTGGCCCTGATGATAAAGGTAAGTCTGTTAATACTCCAATTACAATTAATCAAGAACAACCAGATTCATCTAGGTTAATTAATGATGTAACTGTCGGTAAATATGATGTAGTTATAGCTGATGTACCTACTCAAATAACTTTTCAAAATGCTCAATTTGCTCAGGCAATTGAACTTCGTAAATTTGGTGTTCAAATACCTGATGATGAAATGGTTAAAATGAGTACTCTTTCTCGTAAAAATGAGATCGCTAAAAAGATGGAAGGTGGTCCAGATGAAGAGCAACAAAAGCAAATACAAAAGCAAATGGAACTGCAAATGGAAAGTATGCAGAAGACTATTGAAGAGTTAGAAGCTAAAGCAAAAGATAAGGAAGCAGATACTCTTAAGACTGTAGCAGATGTCGCTATGTTAATAGCTGATAAGCCAACACTAGCTCCTATTATGGATGCTTTAATGGCGTCTATTGGTAAAGAAACCTCTGAGCAAGAGCAAGAACCTGAGTTACCTGAAATGACTCATCAACAATTAGGAATGATGTAATAATGATTAACTCTAGAAAATTAGAAGACCTTCATCCTAAAGTAGAAGGTATGTGTAGAGCATTTATACTTAATTGTAATAAAGAAGGTATAGATGTAATCATCACCTCTACTTATCGAGATATTGAATCTCAAAATGCTTTATATGCTCAAGGAAGAACTTCTCCAGGAAAGAAAGTTACTAATGCTAGAGGCGGTCAATCATTTCATAACTATAAAGTTGCTTTTGACTTTGTTCCTATTATTAATGGTAAGGCTCAATGGAGTGATTTAAATGCATTTAAGAGATGTGGTGAAATAGGTAAGAAACTAGGATTAGAATGGGCTGGGGATTGGGTTAGCTTTAAAGAGTTTGCTCATCTTCAGTTTACAAATGGATTAACTTTAAAAGACTTCCAATCTGGAAAAACAATTTAATTATTTACTGAATGACTCAGTACTAAACATAACCCCAAAAGGAACATATGGCTGTAGATAATGACACATTAGATCGTGGTGATGAATTTGAACTTGACGAAGATGAGGAGCTTGAAGAGTCAGAAACTGACGAAGACTCATTGGAGGATACTGAGAATACTAACGACTCTGAATCAGAAGAGATTGAAGAAGATACGGATGATGAAGATGAGGAAGAACCTAAAGAAATAATGGTTCCTAAAGCTCGCTTAGAAAGGGAAAAAAGAAAAGCGGATGAGCTTAGAGAAAGAAGTTTATGGCTTGAAGAACAATTAGAGAAACTGATTGATCTTAATAATAAAAATCAATCAACTTCTATAAAACCAGTTGATCCTGTAGTTGCATTTGACTTTGATCAAGCTGAAGAAAATTATGCCACTCTCCTAATTGAAGGTGAAGCTGCTAAAGCATCTGCTTTACGAAGACAAATAGATAATGAAAGACAAAAAGAATTTAAAGCTTTAATTCAATCTATTAAAGATACTTCAGTTAAAGAAGCAACTGATAAAATTAATCAATCAACTGAAACAACTTCATTTCAAACTTTAATTACTTCATTTGAAGAACAATATAAGTTCTTAGATAGTGAAGCAGATGAGTATAATGAAGAAGCAGTAGATACAGTTAATACTTTATTAGCTGGGTATGTTGCTGCTGGTAAGACAAAGGTTGAAGCTTTGAAATTGGCAGTTGGAAAGGTAGTACCAATGTTTACTAAAGTTGAAACCCCGCCTAAGAAAACAGGTTTAGGAGGTAAGAGGGCAGTTGAAGCTAGAAAGAAAGCTGCTCAAGCCGCCAACTCTCAACCAACTAAAACTAAATCAACTACTAAAACAGATGTTGATCTTGGAAAAGTAAATGTTTCTAAGATGTCAGAAAGAGATTTTAACAAACTTACTGCTAAAGAATTAGCACTATTACGAGGCGACTAGCCTCATAGCGGAGTGCAGGCCGCTTTATAAATTTACTGCACCTAATTTTGCTCATGTACCATTGGTACAAAGAGGTGCCTACTACTTGGCTTAAAGTAGAACAATTTCGTTTGTCTACACGAGAGCAGACCGGCTATGACTCCGTATGTCTATTAACTTTAACTTATAATTTTAAAAATAGGAAATGAAAAAATGTCATTAACTAATTTCGCATCTTTAACTGCGGATCAAAAATTAGTCTGGTCAAGGGATCTGTGGAAACAAGCTCGTGATATGACTTTTATTAATAAATTCGTTGGTGGTGCTGATGCTGTCATTCAACGTATTACTGAATTGACAAAAACTGAGAAAGGGGAACAAGTCATTATGCACTTGTTAGCTGACTTAGTTGAAGATGGTGTCGTCGGTGACAATCAACGTGAGGGTTTCGAGGAAGAAATGAAGACCTACAATGATAAGATCACTATCGATCTGATCTCTCATGGTCTGCGTCAAAAAGGTAAATTAGCAGAACAAAAAACTGTTGTTTCCTTCCGTGAAAATGCTCGTGATCGTCTGGCATACTGGCTTGCAAATCGCATGGATCAATTGGCATTCTTGACACTCTCAGGTGTCTCTTATGCTTACAACAATGATGGTTCTGCTCGTACTTCTGGTGCATTTAATTCATTAGCTTTTGCTGCTGATGTATCTGCTCCTACTACCAAACGTCATCGTAGATGGGATACAACTGATGGTTTGGTTGCTGGTGATACTACTGCTGTAGCTGCTGTTGATGTATTAACTTATAAAGCAATGGTAGATATTAATACCTATGCTAAAACTCATTATATTAAACCTTTGATTCAAGGTGGAAAAGAATACTATATTGTATTTATTCGTCCTGAAGGTTTAGCTCAATTAAAGAAGGATGCGGATTATCAAAGAGCTGTTGTAACTGGTGCAGATCGTGGTAAAGATAATCCTTTCTTTACTGGTGGTATTGTTACTGTTGATGGTTTGATTTTCCATGAGCATCGTTTGGTCTATAATACTCTTGGTAAAACAAGTGGTGTTGACAAATGGGGTGCTGGTAATCTGGTTGACGGTTCACGTCTGTTAGTCTGTGGTTCTCAAGCTTTGGGTATGGCCGATCTAGGCGCTCCAGAATGGAATGAAAAATGGTTTGAGTACGAATCTTCTCCTGGTATCAACGTAGATAAAATGTTTGGTTTCTTGAAACCTAAATTCTATAGTATCTACGATAAATCTGTAGAAGATTTCGGTGTACTGGTAGTTGATCACGCTATCTAATAATTAATAACACGGCCCCCTTTGCTCCTAGTGGGTACTAGGGGGTTCTTTTTTATATATGAGGAAATAATAATGGCTAAAGGTAAAAACCCATTTCAAAAGATGCCACCTAAAGGTATGCCACCTAAAGGTAAAGGCAAGAAGATGCCTTGCTAAGTAAATTAAAGAACCTATTGATGGTTCTAAACCGAGAAGAGATATTGATGATGCTCTCTTCTTTATCTTTAATTGTCATCAATTAGGAGAAATATAAATGGCTATTACAAAAGATGTAGGTCGTCAAGAAGTTATTGCCGCTAGAGTAGTTGTTACTCTGGGTACTGGTACTGACATTGGTGTTCAAGGAACTTATGCTGCTATTGATGTACCAGAAGGTGCAGTGGTAGTTGGTGGTTTTATTAATGTATCAGATGCAACAACTGCTACAGTTGATATTCACTTAGGTGATGGTGGTGTAGCTAATCGTTATCTGGATAATATTGATGGTGCAGCTACTGGTGTCACTGCTTTGACTCTAACAGGTTATAAGTATACTGTCGCAGACACTCTAGATATTATGGTTGACACTGCTGATCCTGCGGCTGCTGGTCAATTTGAATTGATTGTTCTGTATGTTGTAGACGGTAGAGCTGCATTCTCACAAGGTTAATATCATGGCTATCACTAAGAAATGCGATAGACAAGAATTAATTAGTGCATTGGTAGAAGCTACTTATGATGATTTTGATACAACTATCATCGGAACAGCTGGGACTTCTACTATGGAAGCTATCCAATTACCAGAAAAAGCAATTATTACTGGTGGTAGTTTAATTGTAGATACAGCTTGGAATACTGGTGGTGTACATGCTACTGGAGTCCTAACTTCATCTGCAGCCCCTGCTGACACTAATACTGTAACCATTGGCGCTACAGTATATACCTTTAAAACAGCGTTATCAGCTGGTCCTGCTGTAGCTTATGAAGTTCTTATTGGGGTTAGTGAAGCCACCTCTCTCAATAATTTAGCTGCTGCTATTAATGCTGGAGCTGGTGTAGGTACTACCTACTCTACTGGTACTCTTGTTCATCCAACTGTTACTGCTGTCTCTAATGGTGTTCATACTGTTACCGTCACGGCTAAAACAGGTGGAACTGCTGGCAACTCAATTGCTACTACTGAAACCCATGCTAATGCTACTTGGGGAGCAGTCACTCTTGCTAATGGTGCAGCTCCAGCTGATACTGTCGCAGTTAAGATTGGAAGTGAAACCTATTTGACTGCTACTTCCGTAGATGCAACAGGTAGAACAGCTTTAGTTCCTACAGGTACTAAATTAAGCGCAGTTGATACTGTTGATTTAATTTGGGATGTAGCTAATACTACAGTGGATGTCCCTACTGCTGGTACTTTAAGATTAGAAGTGCAGTATATTGTAGATGGTAGAGCCTCCTTTTCAGAGGGCTAAGAAACTAAGCCCTATGGTCTTGATTAATCGAGGTCATAGGGTTTTTTTATAACTAAAGGATTATACATGAGTAAAGTTAAGAAATTTAGAAGTCCAAATGGTAAGGAAATCAGGATTGCAACTACTGATGGGCATGTAGCCATCATAGGAAATGAATTAAGAGATTTACCAGAGTTTTTATGGTCACATGCTTATGCAGCTGGTGCCACTTCAGAAGATATTAAATCTGAATCCATGGAAGACTATATTGCTTCTAAAAAAAGGGAAGCAGATGAAAAAGCAGCATTAGAAAGAGATGAAGTTAAAGGCATTTTGAAGTCTCTATTCGAGAACCCTAAAGATGTTGTAGACTCTAAAGGTAATTTGATACATAGAAAAGCAATTACTTATATTGGTAAGCCTGTTAAGAAAGATGAATTGGATAGCATTTGGTCTGAAGTAACAAAAGAATCAGAGGTATAATATGACACTATTAGAACTAGTAACTCATCTTAGGACTAATATTCTTTATGACACAGGCGGTACAGGTGTAGATTGGACGCAGTTCTCAGATACAGATGCTGACTCTATGCAATTAAGATGGACTAATGAAGAGCTAGTTGCTAATATTAATGAAGCTATTAATCAAGTTTATCGTAGAACCTCTCCTATAAAAGATACTTATAGTCTACCAGTTAAAATTAGTACTATAAACTATACCCTCCCATCTTATATTAAACAAGTTAGGTCAGGAAGAAGAGAAGATGGTAAATCATTAGTAGAATTAGAATTAAGTGATTTTACTCATATTATAGATTTTGATACTAGAACAGGCGACATAGAAAATTACATACCAGATACATCTACTGGTAAACTTAGAATATACCCTACTCCTACTAAAGATGAGATTGTTACTTTATTTGTATATAGATTACCTAAAGTAAAATTAACTTGGGATGACCCTGATTCTTCTCCAGAATTAGCTGAGGATTATCAAGTACCTATGTTATTTGGAGCAGCTTCATTATGTTATATGAAAGATGAAGCAAATACTTTTGATCCTAATAGATCTGCTTATCTAAGTGGTCTTTTTGATAGAGAGTTTCCATTTACTTCGGTGTACTCTACTATTAGAAAGAGTAGAAATGCTAAAAGACCTATTAGGTATGGAGGTATTTAATGCCAATACATCCTAAAACAGTTCATATTTCGCAATTTAAAGGTATTAATAATGTTTTAGATGCTGAAAGTACTCCTCCTGAGTATCTTAAAAAAGCTGATAATGTCAATATAGATAAGTTAGGCGGGATTAAAAAAAGAAAAGGATATACTTTAGAGGATTCAGGTCTTTATACATCCTTATGGTCTTCAGAGACTACTCTAGGTATGTATGCAGTTAAAAATGGGACGCTGCTTAGAAAATATGCAGATGGTTATTCTACTATAATAAAAAGTGGAATTACTTCTGATACACTCTCTTTTGAAGAAATAGATGGGAAAATTTATTTTTCTTCAATCTCTACTAATGGTATAATAGACTTTGATGGTTTAAGAGATTGGGGTTTACCTCCTGTAAATATGGGAGTTACTCTTACTCAAACAGTAGGAGAAATGCCAGCTGGTACTTATATGGTTGGTTTTACTACAGTAACATCAGATGGGAGGGAGTCTGGACTTACTACTACTTCTACTATTACTCTTAGCTCTACAGGCGGCATTACTCTTACTCTACCTGTATATACTAACACTAATATAGTCTATTGTAGAGTGTATTGCTCTACAACAGATGGTAATACTTTATATTTCTCTAAAATAGGAACCCCTGGAGAAACTATTAAAATTACAGATTCTCGTAATCTTATCTCTCCTCTTAGAATGTTTGGACTATACAATCCTCCTTTAGGCCATATAATTAAGTATTATAGAGGAAGGATGTATGTTGCTCAGGATAATATATTATGGTATTCAGAACCATATCAATATGAACACTTTAAGATTGATTCTAATTATATAGAGTTCCCCAGTAAAATTAGGGAAGTTATGCCAGTAGAGGACGGTATATGGATAGGGTCTGATAAACTATATTATCTGTCTGGTGAGGATGCTTTAACATTTAAAAGGACTACTAAAGAAGAAGTTAAGATAGTTGAAGGGACTGGTCATAAATTAAGTGGGAGTTATGTTCATATCGATAATACTCCAATAGGATATAAATGGTTAGTTACTTCTAATTTAGGTATCTTTATATTATTTAATCAAGGTATGACTATTAATTTATCTGCTCAGAATATTAATCTTAAAGCAGCGGATTCAGGAATGGCTACATTTTTAAAAACTGAGGGTATGAATCAATATCTCTCTATTTTAAAAACTAATCAAAATCCTAATAATTCAGTTGTGGGAGATTTGGTTGAAACAACAATAGTCAGAAATGGCATTATTATAACTTAGGAAAATAAATGATTGAAAAGAATTTAAAAATTGGCGGTATCTTCAGATTTGAGCATGTTCGTAATGGAGAAGTGATTGATACATGGGAAGAGCCTAATTTAGTAGTAGATGAAGGGCTTAACTATGCTTTAGATGCCTCTTTTTCAGGTGGGACTCCTATTACTTCGTGGTTTGTTGGAATATATAAAAATAACTATACACCTATAGCAGCTAATGTTATGGCTACATTTCCTGGTGCTGGTGTAGCTAACGAAGCTAACTCAGAGTATTCTGAAACTACTCGTCCAGCATGGACTGAGGCAGGAGTCTCTTCTAAAACTATTACTAACTCTGCTTCTCCAGCAGTATTTACATTTGCTAGTGGTGTCTCTATTTATGGAGCCTTCTTGTCTAGTTCTTCTGTAAAAGCAGGCACTTCTGGTACTTTAGGGGCTGCATCTAAGTTTAGTGCAGTAAGAACTATGTTAACGGCAGATAAGTTAAATATTACTTATACTCTTACAATATCCTCTACATAATATGAATAACCTCCCCCCTTCTTATAGTTTTAAAGGTGATAAAACAAAGGCTATTTCTCTCAAATCTGAGGCATTACAGTTTAGTAATTTTATTTCTAGTCAAGCAGAGAAGGAGGGAGTTAATTCTATTTCTAGGAAAAAGATACTGTCTGATGGTTCTATCATCAGTGTAATATCTAGTAAACAAAGTAACTATAATAATAGATTCAATTCTATTAAAATTACTTCTCCTATTTCTATTAAAAAATTAAATGAGACTGGAGTATATTGTACTTATTATTATACTGCTCTTCCTACAAGTTTAGAAATGGATGGAGCAATTTATGTAGATGGAAACACTCCTCCTTTTAGCATACCCCCAACATTAGGAATTTCTACCTTAATTAATAGTAATGTAGATACACTCATTGCTAAAAATGATAAAGTGTATTCCACTTTTAATGCTACTTCTACTGGGAGTATATTACATAATAGACAGCCAGTATTAGGTAGTATTTCTAATACTTCTGGAGTCTCTCCTCATTGGGATAAGGTTTATAGTTCTGATATGACTGGTTCTCCATTATCTGTTACTGGGATAAGTGGGGTAGTTGATGCTTACTATTCTAGTGCGTATAGTATGGTATGTTCTCTTTATCAATCTGCGGATTTTATTCATATATATTTAGATAAAGTAGTGGGGGATACTATTACTAATAAAATGGATATATATTATGAAGCTAGCCCACTAACATTTACTATAACTACCTATCATGATACTTTAGGTACTGTTACTTCTAATAAAGTATCTTCGTTACCTACAATGACTTTCTTTGATAATCCAAGAGTTTGGGATGCTAGATTTTCTCCTGATGGAGCTTATTTAAGTATATTGCTCCAACAACGAGTAGCTTCTTCCCCTAATTCAAAAATGGTTGTTCTAGATTTTGTAATAAAGTTAGACTCTAATGGAGTATGGGCAGACCCTAATCCTTCTCCTGCTATAACATATAATATATCTAATGATACTTCTTTAGTAAATGGTACTCCTAATTCATCAAACTATTTAACTGCTATTAATAATAATGTTAGTTATAATATATCAACATTTAACTATGTAGAGAGTATTAATAGAGTTAAAGTAATATCTTCAACTGCTACAACTTCAGGTAATCATGATTTTACACATAATCCTACTTATCCTACTGTAACAAGAATAGCGTACTGGGCTAGAAATGTATCCAGTACTGATTATACCTATAATGTAATCTCTAAAGGTAGTTCGGTAGTTGGTTTTCTTTATGATTCAACTATAACCAATACTTATTATAACAGACACTGGATTACTTTAAATTACGAATTCCAAGATAAAACTGGGACTAAAGTAACTGGTGATGTAGGTATTACAGATAATTACGATTATACTGATTTAGATTATAGTGCTTTAACTGGTGGTATAAGTGAAGTGACCATGTATGACCCTGGAGATATATCAATTCTTTCTGGATTTAATATAGGTAGATCATTGATAAGGACTTATAAGAGAGATGCTAGGTTAGTAGCTTTAGTTAAATTAGAAGGGGTTATTAAAGGTAAAATATTAACTCAATTTGACTCTTCTATGGAAGGAGTTATGGATACGGATGTAATAACTGAGAGTAAATATACTCTTGATTGGACTTTTGATAATTCAGTAGGCCTTGCTTTAGGGTATAAATACATCTATCCAATTAACCATTATTTTATTAAAACAAGATCAATACAGAATAATAATTCTTTTTTCTATGATGCTATAAATGGATCTACTTCTGTAGGTGTATTTAATTATAATAAATCGATAGATTTTACATCGTTTAGAAATACAATAAATACTTGGAATAAAAAATATGAGGCTGTAATATCAGCTAATGCTTATAGATTTCCTAATGGGGTACAAATAACTCATTCTAATGCAGTAGTAGATTATTATTCACAGGTACTGAATAGTAATATAAATACTACTATTACTTCTTTATTAGGAATAGTAAATACTAAGGAGACTACCTCTTCTACTCCTGCTAGTATCAGTACCGTCCAGGGAGTTTATACTAGTATACCTGCTCCATCAACCACTACTACTGAAAGTAGGGCTATACATACTGTAGTAGGTGGAGGTAATGGTATCTATATTAAAATGGGTCCTAATAGTTATCTAGCATGGTGTAATACTAATGTATCTGGATCTGGAAGAATAACTAATTATTTATTAATAAATGGAGTAACAATCCCCCAATTAATAAATATAAATGCTTTTAATAATTTTCCTGCAAATCAGGGGTTTGGAATAGGATTCAGTATATAAGATGACACAAATATTTGAAAATAATGCAAAGACGACTTTATCAGCAGGTATAAATAATAGTACTACAACTATCCCTATTACTGCTGAAACTATAGGTGGAGTTTTTCCTACTCCAGGAGGGACTGAATGGTACTATGCTACTCTATCTAATATAGCTGTTACTTTATTTGAGATCGTTAAAGTAACTGCTCGTTCTGGAAATAATCTAACAGTAGTTAGAGCACAAGAAGGTACTACTGCCTTATCTTGGACTACTTCTGACTTTATCTATATGGGTATTACTCAGGCTACTTTAGAGACTTTTCCACAAGGATTTAATAACGCTGGGGATGCTAAAGGGACTAATGCAGTAAACCTGCAATCTGGTAGAACTGGAACAACTAGAGTTGCTAGTGGAACTGGAACTGTAGCAGTAGGCTATGACACTAAAGCTTCTGGGCCTTATTCTATTAGTGTAGGGTACGGTAATGAGGCCACTATAGATTATGCTGTATCTATTGGAACAAATGCTGTAGCTCAAACAGGCACTTATGCTATTGCTATTGGGGCTTATTCTTCATGTGAAGGTGCTGATTCAATAGCCATGGGTAGAAATTCAGACGCTCAAGTCGATAGAAGTCTATCTATTGGTAGGCTGTCTAAAGCAGCATTTAGACAAACATGGAGTACTGGATTAGCAGTAATAGCTGGAGATGTAATAGGATCAAGTGCTGGTAACTCTGCTTTTGTATGTACTAACTCAGGAACTACACATGCTACTACTGAACCTACTTGGGTTACAACTTCTATAGGTACTAGCACATCTGATAATGGTGTCACTTGGGTATATGTTGGTAATACTGCTTCAGCCAGTATCTTTGAAAACACAGCTATAGGTTATAGATCTAAAGCTTACGATTTTGGTGCAGTTTCTATTGGTAGTCAATCTGCGTCTGGATTAGAAGGAGTGGCTGTAGGTGATATTGCTTTAACAGGTTATCATGGTGTAGCTGTTGGAGGAAACTGTTTCGCATGGGGAGAGAAGGCTATAGGTATAGGGCATGGTGTTACTGTAGACTTCGGAGGTGGTCTTTATAATACTGCTATTGGTGCTAATGCTTATATTGATGGTTCTAAGAGTTACTCTTCTGCCTTTGGTGGGGGTGCTTATAATGTAATAGACAATAGCTATGTTATGGCAGGTGTTAATCTAATACATGCTAGTGGAGCAGGTGATCCATTTATAAATCAATCTGGTAATGAATCTATTATTGTTTCTAATATAGTTGACTTAAAGACGACAGCAGATGATGTATCTACTATTACTATTCCTACTGGAGCTTCTTTTTATGTAGATGAGGTAGGTGTAATTGTAACTTCATCTAATACGGTTACAGTACAACCTACTGTGTCTTTTGGTAAGACTGGCGCCACTACTGATTTACTAGCAGCTACATTAACTACTAAAGCTGCTGTTAAAGGGAGGGATAAATTTGCACCTTTACATGGGGATGGTTTAACAACTCTAACAGCCAGTGTCAAAATTGGTGCTACTGCAACTACCTTATCTGGAAGATTTTACTGGAAGGGTATTCTTATTGAGGATTAATAATGGCTATTAACGGATCTACAATCAATGGAGCAGCTATAAATAGCCTAATTGGAGAAGTGTATTCAGTGTCTATCTCTGAATCTACACAACTTCAAGGGTATGACACTCCACTTGGTCCATATTATCCTGTATCCTCTTCTATTGAGTATGCAACTGATTTAACATATACTCAGACATTTACTATATCAGAAGTTGTATCTTTAGTATTAACTGAATTACAAACTATTAACTCATCTCTTACAATAGCAGAGATCATA